AAGGACGATTGTTTATCCAGTGTTTTTTATGCTTTCAAGGCAGGTGCTCACGCTGTTAAGTTTCAGTATTTCAACCACGAAAAGTTATTTGGTTATAAGGGCAAGATGGCCCACTGTTTGAGCAAGGATTGGCTACCTTTATTAAGAAATAAGGCTATCAATCACGGTATTGACTTTATGGTTACTCCGTTTAGCCACAAGGATATCAAGATGCTTAATCCTTATGTGGATAAGTGGAAGATAGCCAGTAGTGATTTAACGTATTTCCCTTTATTGGAGGCAGTAAAAGAGACTGGCAAGCCTATTATCATGAGTACTGGAGCTAGTCGTCCTAAGGATATTGAGATGGCGATGAAGGTATTGGGCAATCACGATGTAACATTGTTATATTGTGTCTCAGATTACCCTTCAATAGAGGACGATATCTTTCATTTACGTCATTTATCTGAGACTTATGGCGTTCCTGTGGGTTACAGCGACCACACTACTCAGATTTTCAGTGGAATTTTGCTTTGTGAGTTACTTGGCGGCATAGTTTACGAGAAGCATTTCAAGATTCAGGACATGAAAAGCCCAGATAACGACCATTCATTGGATTACATCAATTTTTCGAGGATGGTAGTTCGTTACGAGCATGGTTTTAACCCTGATAGGGTGAATAATTTGGGCGAGACTAATATGCATCGTTATCACAATCGGCGATTGGTGGTAACCAAGTCTATAAAACGGGGAGATGTGTTAGTTTACGGTTTTAATTTTGGATATTACCGCACCGTAGTCAAATGCGAAGGTGATTATCTTGTGGATAAAGACGCTATTGACGGAAGATTAGCGAAGAGGTTTTTACCGTCTGGTATGTCTATCTGTAAGGGTGACTATGAATGATGTGCAGGCTCCTTACGGCTATTATTTCAACAATGTTGGTCAATTGACACCTAATGGATACAAGTATTTCCCAGAGAGTGGTCTAATTTACCGTACTAATCTTTTCATCAAGGATAGTCGAGGTCGTAAGCCTAAACTTGGTCTTGTTAAGCCTTATGAAATAAAAGGTTATTATTGTTTGTGGCATATAGGAAAAAGATTTAAGTTTCATAGGCTAGCTTTCCTTTTAATGGACACTTATTTGCCTGAATATCAAAAAAAAGGTTTTGAAGTCGATCATATAAACGGAAATATTACTGATAATAGATGGTCGAATCTTAGAATAATATCTCATCGAAGAAATGCCACTAACAAAAAAATGCACCGTGAAGGAAAGACTCCTGGTGTTGTCTTGGATCCTAACGGTAGATTTCGTGCTAAGATTTGCATAGATAGAAAATGGCATCATTTAGGATTTTATGACACTGAAGAAGAAGCTGGAGACGTCTATAAATCTAAGGTTTTAGAATTAGAAGCAAATGGAAAGTTTTAAACCGCACAGTGACAAACAAGACCGGTTATTGTTCAGCAAGAAGCGTATATCCATTGGAGCTACTGGTATCCAGTGGGGCAAGACGTTATGTGGCGTTGTATGGCTTAAGCGATTTATGCATAGGTTTATCTCGCAGGACGACAATTTTCTGGTATGTTCACCCACCTATAAGATTTTATACCAATCGACGCTTCCTCCCTTTCAGATGATCAACGAGAAAATAGGCGTTTACAACAAGAAGGAAGAGGTTTTCAAGATAAACGGTGGTGGTTCTGTATGGTTCAGGACCGGTACTGACCCTGATTCTGTGGTCGGTATTACTAACGTGAGAGCTGTTTTATGTGATGAAGCTGGCCTTTACAGTAGGTATTTCTGGGACAATATCCAGGCCAGGGCATCATTTAGGGAGGCTCCTATCATGATAGTAACTTCCCCTTATAGTTTAAATTGGTTGTATACTGACTTTATACGCAAGCATAGAAACGGCGATCCTTATGTAAGGAAATTAGTGGAGCTAGTCCAGGCCACTAGTAAGGACAATCCTTATTTTCCGGACAAGGAGTATGAGGATCGTAGGAGGACGATGGACCCACGTAGGTTTAACATGATCTATGGTGGTGAGTTTGGAAAAGCTGAAGGACTGGTTTACGATTGTTTTGATACTGATAGTTGTGTGGTGGAGCCTTTTAAGCTTCCTGAGTATACCAGGTACATAGCTGGTGTGGACTGGGGGTATACGGATCCTTTTGTCATATCTGTCAGGGCTATTACACCGGATGGCGACCATTATCGCGTAGGCGAGTTTTACCGGACCAAGATGACATTAGATCAGATGATTGATGCTGCTCGTCGATTTTCTGGTTTATGGCCTATTGAGCGTTGGGAGTGTGACCCTAGCCGTCCTGAGTATATTGTAGCTTTTTGTCAGGCTGGTTTAAAAGCTGTTGGAGCACAGAACGACATAAGGCTTGGCATAGATCTACATTATGAGCTTATAAACCGTGGTAATTATAAGATTTTCAGCGGTACTAGTCCCCATGCTATCGACGAATACGAGCAATACCATTACCCAGAGCCTAAAGATCTCAAGCCAGATCAAGGGGTTAAGGACATGTTACCTGTTGACCAGGCTAACCATTGTATGGATACTGAGAGGTACATCACGATAAGGACATTTAATATCGGTAAGAAGAAAAACCGTGTTATTATAGAGAAAGATAAACCAACTAAATCGGCTTATGTGCCATTTGATAAAGATAGAGAAAAGCTATTAAAAAGGTCTAAAAACTGGGATTTTATTGAATGATATACCCATATCAATGCAAATGCGGCAAGGAATTCGAGGTAGTGAAGTCTTTAGACGACATAGATCGAGTTGAGCCTTGTCCTGAGTGTTTAGCGGAGGCCAAGAGGGTTATAGCTGGTGGTTATTTCTACGGTGAAAAAGTAGAGGACGCTGTTTGGGATCCTGCTTTTGGTTGTGTGGTTAAAGATTCTAACCATCGCAAGCGATTAGCCAAGGAGCGAGGTTGGGAAGAGGTCGGCAACACCGATATGAACAAGTGGCATTCAGAGAAGCAAGCTGAAAAACAAAAAGAGACAGAGCGGTACTATGACGATGTTACGACAGACCGCATTGTATTAGGGGAAAGCTAATGGTTTTAGAGACTACTCAAGGCATCGACGCTAACATGGGTAATGTTCCCCAAGACATAAGTCCTGAGGTATCCAGTGAGGAGCGAACGGATCTCAAGGTATTGATGAAGAAGTTCTTTCAATGGAAAAAGTTTCGTTCTCGATACGACAAGAACTGGATGGACTATTATCGTTATTTTAGAGGAATGCACTGGTCTACCAGGCGTCCTTATTGGCGAAATTCCGAAGTTGTTAACTTCATATGGCAGACTATTCAAAGCCAGGTTCCTCTTCAGACGGACGTAAGACCTAAGTTTGAATTCCTTCCAAGAGAGCCAAACGATAGGGAATTTGCAGATGTTTTGGACTCAATCGCTGCCGCCGATTGGGATAATAACAATTGGTTGAGGATATTGTTGGAAGTGCTGTATGATGGATGGATCTACGGTACATCATTTTCATCGATGAACTACGATCCTGGGTTGGATTACGGGATAGGAGCGGCAGTTTTTAAGTCCGAAGATCCTTTTTACTGCTATCCTGACCCAAATTGCAACGATATAAATGATCCCGACTCCGAAGGTTTCTTTTATGCCCGTCCTGTGGAGACTGCCAGATTAAAGCGTAGGTTTCCTGATAAAGCTGACAAGATCAAATGCGACGTTCAAGATTTTATCCGCAAGGAAAGAACTAATCTAAGAGATTTCAAGCTAACCTACTATAATTCAGATAGGCAGTTACCTGAGGGTACTTTTGGCGATATGCATGACGATAGTGACATTAAGAAGACTTTTGTCATCGATGCATATTTAAAGCCAAAGGACATGGAAGAAGAGAAGGTAGAAGAAGAGAATGATGACGGAGAAGTAACCACCAAATTTCAGATTAAGCGTAAATATCCCAAAGGGCGACATGTTGTTATCGCCAATGGTATGATTCTAAAGGACGGTCCTTTGCCATACGAGGATGGTCTAATTCCTTTCTCTAAGTTCAACAACTACGTTCTACCACGGGAATTCTACGGAGTTTCCGAGGTAGAGCAATTAGAGTCCCCTCAAAGGGTATTTAACAAGATGTTATGTTTTACCCTTGATGCTTGGGCTTTGATGGGTAACCCCATTTGGATTGTTGATAACAATGCAGATATCGATACCGATTCTGGGATGGTGAACGTGCCTGGTTCTATCTGGGAGAAAAACCCCAATTCAGAGGTTAGACCTGTCCAGGGCGTTGGGATGAATGCAGGGATATTATCTGTCATTGACAGACTAGAGTCTTGGTTTAACAAGGTAGCTGGCATCAGTGATCTTCAAAGCGGCGAGGCCCCTGGTGGCGTTACTGCTGCATCAGCGATTGAGCAGTTGATCAGCATCCAAAGGACTAGAGTACGTCAAAAACAGCGTAATATGGACGAATACCTTAGGACAGTAGGCGAGCAGTACATGAATCGTGTATTCGAGTTCTACAGCGTTCCTAAGGTATTCCGGATGACTAACGAGCAGGGAGCTACTTTATTTAGGAAGTTCCGTATAGATACTAATCAGGATCCTAACGGTCAGGTCATTAGGATGGCCGTATTTCAGGATACTGAGGAGACTAAGGAAGGCCCGAACATAGTTCATCCAGAGAAATCTATTGTTATCAATGGTCATTTCGATATCAAGGTTAAGAGCGGTAGTGAGCTACCATTTGAAGTGGCTGATATTGAGCGTAAGAGTTTAGCGTTATTTGATAGGGGCATCATCGACGAGGAAGAAGTTCTCAATCGATTGGACGTTCCTAATAAAGAAAAAATATTACAAAGATTACAAGAAAGACAACAAGCGGCGGCCCAACAAC